TGAGGTACTTAAAATAGATCCAGACTTAAGCAAGGACGATCTAGAAAAGATCGCACAATCAAGCTCACAGTGGCACGACCACTTTAATGCTACTCAGTTTTATAACAATTCGTTATTTAACAATGACACGGTTACATTACTCTACTATAACTACAAGACCACCAAGAAATTTGTTTATAAGCAGAAGGGTGAGAAGGTAATACAGAAAGATGATGAGTTTAATCCTCCATCAGAAATGATGGAAGAGAGAGGCTTTGAAAAAGTAGAAAAAACCATAGACGTTTGGTACGAGGGCGTTATGGTAATGGGAACAAATATAATACTTAAGTGGAATATGTCTGAGAATATGGTTAGACCTAAGTCTGCCTCTCAACATGCTACACCTAATTATATCGCATGTGCACCTAGAATGTATAAAGGTAAGATAGAGTCTACGTTAAGACGTATGATTCCATTTGCTGATCTTATACAGATGACGCACATGAAGCTTCAGCAAGTTATACAGAAGGTTGTACCGGATGGTGTATTCATTGACGCTGATGGGCTTAATGAGGTTGATTTAGGTAATGGGTCTGCTTATAATCCAGAGGACGCCTTAAGGTTATACTTCCAAACAGGTAGTGTAATAGGTAGAAGTTTTACTGGAGACGGAGACTTTAATAATGCTAGAGTTCCAATTCAAGAGCTAGCTAAGAACTCAGCACAAGGGAAAATATCTAGCTTAATAGGTAGTTATAATCACTACCTCCAAATGCTTAGAGATGTAACAGGCTTAAACGAAGCAAGAGACGGATCTATGCCAGACCCCAATTCATTGGTTGGTTTACAGAAAATGGCCGCATTAAACAGTAATACCGCAACAAGACATATACTAGATGCAAGCTTAGATATCAGCAGGGATTTAGCCGTAGCGCTAACGTCTAGGATATCTGACGCACTAGAGTATTACCCGTACAAGGAAGAGTTTGTTATGCAGATTGGTAAGTATAACGTAGACTTGCTTAACGATATAAGAGACTTACATATATATGACTTTGGTATATTTATAGAGATGGCTCCAGATGAGGAAGAGAAGCAACAGTTAGAGGCAAACATACAGGTTGCGCTATCTAGAGATTCTATTGATCTTGATGATGCTATTGATATAAGAGAGGTCAGAGATACGAAATTAGCTAACCAACTACTAAAGGTTAAGCGAAAGAAAAAAGAGAAGAAAAAACAGGAGTATGAGATGCAGAAAATGCAGTCTCAACAACAGGCTCAGATGCAGTCACAACAAATGGCGGCACAATCAGCGGCACAAAAGCTTCAGATGGAGACTCAATCAGAGATGCAGATTGCGCAAGCAAAGGCAGGATTTGATATTGAGAGAATGCGTGGAGAGGCTCAAATAAAGTCCGAGTTAATGAAGCTTGAGTTTGACTTGAACATGCAATTAAAAGGTGTTGAAGTTAAAGCATTAAGTGACAGAGAGGATATTAAGGAGAAATCTAAAGCTGATAGAATAAGTAAACAAAACACACAGCAATCTAAATTAATAGAACAAAGACAGAAGGATTTACCTCCAATAAACTTTGAATCAAATGAGGATACGCTGGATGGTTTTGACCTAGCGGAGTTTGAACCTCGCTAATAAATTAAATTAAATAATGCGTATTTTTGCGTCATAAATTAAATCAAATATGGAATTAAAAGTAAAAGCGGTCCCCGGACCAGATGAAAAGTCTGTACAAGAAGTTGAAGAAACTTTATTGGAACAGCATGAAGAGACTACTACCGATGTTGAAGAAACAAAAGAAGTTGATCAACAACCTGTAGAAGAAGAAGTTACTGCTGACGAAGAGGTTGTCAGTGAAGCCGAAGAATTTGGCGAAGAGGACGTTCTTTCATTTATTAAGAGTAAATATAACAAAGACATTACATCTGTTGACGATTTGTTTTCTAATGAAACACAGGAGTTACCAGAGGATGTGTCTGCGTTCTTAAATTATAAAAAAGAAACTGGACGAGGTATCAGTGATTTTATGAAGCTACAGGCTGATTTTGATCAAATGAACCCAGACCAGTTATTGCGTGATTATTATGCTTCAACAGAGGAGGATCTTGATTCAGAAGATATTGAATATCTTATGAGTGAGAAGTTTTCTTATGACGATGAGCTAGATGATGAATCAGAGGTTAAGCAGAAGAAGATCGCAAAAAAAAGAGAACTTGCTAAGGCAAAGAAATATTTTAACGAATTGAAGGAGACGTACAAGGTTCCGGTTGAGTCAACTGGTGTTCCTGTCAATGATGATGAGTTAGAGTCTTACAACGCTTACAAGGATTATATATCACAATCGCAAAATGTTCAAGAGGAGAATCAAAAGCGCTCTGAGTATTTTCAGAAAAAAACAGAAGAATTGTTCAACGATGAATTCAAAGGTTTTGAATTTAAAGTCGGAGACCAAAAGATGAGTTTTAGTCCTGGAGATACAGTCGAAGTGAAGAAAGTTCAGTCTGACGTAAACAACTTTATATCTAGATACCTAGATGACCAAGGTGTTATCAAAGACGCAGCAGGATATCACAAGGCATTATCAGCAGCGATGAACCCTGATAAGTTAGCTGAGTTTTTCTATGAGAAAGGCAAGGCTGATGCTGTTGGAGATGTTTCGAGACAATCAAAAAATATAAACATGGATGTCAGACAAACACCTCAACAACTAAAAGACAACTCAGGATTCAAGATTCGAGCCGTAGATCAAGACAGTGGGCGTGGTTTAAAAATTAAAAAACGTTAAACATTAAAAAAAACAAAAATTATGGCACTTACAGTGAACCCAACTCCTGGATATAGCTTACAACCGACTCCGTCGCAAGTAGCAACTCCTGGATCTTACATTTCAGATTTTGACTTCTTAAGTCAATATCTACCTGATACGCACGAAGCAGAATTCGAGCGTTACGGAAACCGATCAGTCTCTTCTTTCTTACGTTTAGTAGGAGCTGAGATGCCTTCTAACTCTGACTTAATTAAGTGGTCTGAGCAAGGAAGATTACACATTAAATATACAAACGTAACAAGCGGTGGCTCTGCAACAGATGATTTCGCTGTATTCACTATAGCTGATGTTGGAATTACAGCTGCTGCTATTAGAAAAGGTCAGACAGTTATGATCTCTGATAATACTGCTTCTTCTACATTAAACAACAAAGGTATTGTAACTGCGGTTAGCGGACTTACTTTTACTGTTTATTTTTACGAGGCAGGTGGTCAAGAGAACTACGCAGGATCAGTTACTGTATTCGTATATGGTTCTGAATTCAAGAAAGGATCTAACGGCATGGAAGGTGCTTTAGAAGCTGAGAGCGAAATTTTCGAAAACTCTCCAATCATCATCAAAGATAAGTACACTGTATCTGGATCAGATATGGCACAAATCGGATGGGTTGAAGTAACAACTGAGAATGGAGCAAGCGGATACCTATGGTACTTAAAGTCTGAGCACGAAACTCGTCTACGTTTTGAAGATTACTTAGAGACAGCTATGATTGAAGCTGTACCAGCTGAAGCTCTCTCTGGTGCTATTGGTGTTACTGGAGATCTAGGAAACAAAGGATCTGAAGGTCTTTTATATGTACTAGAAAACAGAGGAAACGTTGCCGCTGGAGCTTTAGCTGATTTAGATGAATGGGACGCAGTTGTTGCTCGTTTAGATAAGCAAGGTGCTATCGAAGAGAATGTATTATTTGTTGATAGAACTTTCTCTTTTGAGATTGACAATATGTTAGCTGGACAAAATAACTTTGGCTCATCAGGATCTTCATTCGGATTGTTTGATAACGATCAGGATATGGCCTTGAACCTTGGTTTCACAGGATTCCGTAGAGGATACGACTTCTATAAGTCTGACTGGAAATACTTAAACGATGCTACTATGCGTGGTGGAATTACAGGTGGAGCTATCAATGGTGTATTAGTTCCTGCTGGATCTACTTCAGTATATGATCAAGTTTTAGGTAAAAACGCTAAGAGACCATTCTTACACGTACGTTACCGAGCTTCTGAAGCTGAAGATCGTAAGATGAAATCATGGGTTGTTGGTTCAGCTGGTGGTGCATCAAATAGCGATAAAGATGCTATGGAAGTACACTTCTTATCTGAGAGAGCTCTTTGTACTTTAGGTGCAAATAACTTCTTCTTATTTAAGTAGGATTAAACAATAAGGAGGGACCGCAATAAGCGGTCTCTCTTTTTTATAAACTTTAAATTAAATTAAAATGAAAAAACAAGCAGTCCTTAAGGACAGAACTTACCGATTACTAGGGGTAACCGCTCCATTAAGTTATTCACTTAACACAAGAAATTCAAGAAGAAAACCATTGCTACACTTTGACGGACAGTCAAATAGAGCACTAAGGTATGCTTCAAACCAACAAACCCCATTTGAAGATAATCAGGATGGCAATGCTATTTTAGAGCCTGTTGTATTTGAGAGAGGTATGTTGAATGTATCAAAAACAAATCCAGTACTACAGGAATTCTTATCACTACACCCAGGGAATGGAACAATATTCGTAGAGGTTGATGGAGAGAAAGATGCTAGCGTACAAGTTGAGGATTTAGATTATCAGTTAGAGGCACAAATTCAGGCCCGTGATTTAGGTATCGAAATGCTAGAAACAATTGGGCGAGTGGTATTATCTCTAAACATAGATAAGATGTCTACAGCTGAGTTAAAAAGAGACGTTAGGCTATACGCTAAGAACGATCCTCAAGACTTCTTAGATACACTTAATGATCCTATGCTTAAGATGCAAAACTTAGCATCTAAGTTAGTTGATCAAAAAATATTAATATTAAAAAACAGTGGCAAAGACATCTACTTCAATATTAAAGGAAACAAAACGAAGCTGATAAGTATTCCGTTCGGACAGAACGCTATTTATACATTAGCTACATTCTTCCAAACAGATGACGGTATTGAGGTCATGACAATGCTAGAAAATAAGTTAGAAGACTAACACAATCAATAAGCCCTCTATTATCGGAGGGTTTATTTTTTTTTAAGTATCTTTGCGTAAATTATTACAAGATGATAAACAGCGTAAGAAACACTGTACTTGCTGTTGCAAATAAACAAAATTTCGGGTATATAACACCAGCGGACTTTAACTTATACGCAAAGCAAGCACAACTAGATTTGTTTGAGGATTACTTCTACAGTTATTCTCAGCAATTATATAAACAAAATGCAAGACGTTCAGGAAGCGGCTATGCAGATATAGTAAAAGGACTAGAGGAAGTTATAGATTCATTCTCAGTTATAAGCACTCCATCTTCTGCAAGCGCACCACTATACCCATTACCGGCAGATTATTACTTAATAAACTCAGTTAGGTATGGAACTAGAGAGGTTGAGCGTGTGTCAAACAATAAGATAATACAGCTCTCATCTTCAAATTTAACAGCTCCTAATGCAACATTTCCAGCATATGTATTAAATGGGAATGATATAACGGTATATCCAGATACAATATTAACAGGGATCACATTACAATATATAAGAAAACCTTTAGATCCTAAGTGGACCTATGCTACTCTTTCTGGTGGTGAACCAGTATTCGATCAGGGTAGTTCTGATTATCAAGATTTTGAGTTACCAGAGTCTGATGAACCATCTTTGGTTGCTAAGATACTTCAGTATGCCGGTATATCTATAAGAGAGAAAGATGTTTACCAATTTGGCGTAAACGAGGAGACCATAGAACAACAAACACAACAGTAAGACATGGCATATATAACAGGATATCAATACTACGAGAACTCAGGTAATAACTGGGAAGAAGACAATTGGGGTAGTTACCAATACGTGAACTTAATTGACATTGTAAACAACTTCATGCTAATGTATGTTGGGAATGATAAATTAATAAACAACGTTGAACGATATAACGTATTATTTCACGCCAAGCGTGGTTTACAGGAGTTGAACTACGACGCAATGAAGGAAACTAAGATCGTTGAACTTACGGTCTGTAACAACTTAAGAATAGTTCTACCACCAGATTTTGTAAACTGGGTTAGAATATCTCTATACAAGGATGGTATATTAAGCCCTCTTTCTGAGAACATACAAACAAATTTTGCTAAAAGTTACCTACAAGACAATGATTGCCGTGTTCTTTTTGACGAAGATGGAGGTGTTTTAATAGGTACATCTACTTTAGATGGAGACAGAATAGACAATACTCAGAAAACACCTTATTTAGGAGATGGCAAGATGCATGGAAGACTGGGTTATAATATAGATGGCAATTGGGTATTTGATATGCCACTAGGAGGTAGAATGGGTCTTAACACTGAAACAGCAAATATAAACCCAACGTTTAAGGTTGACAAGAAAAGTGGTGTTATAAACTTCAGCTCTCACATGGCAGATCAAACAGTTGTTATAGAGTATGTTTCTGATGGAATGGAAAATGGAGATGATTCCAAAGTAAATGTCAATAAACTTTTTGAAGAATTTATATATGCTTACATAAGATATTCAATACTTAGCAGTAAGTTTGGAATTCAGGAG